TGACATCCTATGCGCTCTCGATGCCTCCATTGACCCCTCCATTCTTCGCCGGCTTTTGGAGAAGTCGGTCAAGTCTCACCATGTCGTCGGTAACACGGTCTACCGCTGGCGACACTCTCTCCCATCAGGCATGCCAATCACATTAATCATCAACTCCATCACCGTTCTCCTTGGCTACACCTACGCAATGCTCCGTGCCGGGCTCACCGAGGCGCAAATGCGTGAGGTCGTCATCATGGTGATGGGGGACGACAACATCCACGGCGTTCCGCCCCACCTCGACCAAGCCTTCAGCCTCGCATCTCTCCAGCAGTCCATGGCCGAGCTCAATCTGGACATGACTGCTGCCAACAAGGAAGCTTTGAGTACGGTTGGCCGTTCGCGCGGCCCTGCCGGTCTCGAGTTCCTCAAGCGCACGTTTCGTTTCGACGACGTGTATGGCATGTGGATGCTGCCCATTCAAGATGCATCCACGGAGAAGGCCCTTCAGTACACCAAGAGCAAGGACTCCGACTCGGTGTACCTCGAGGAGCAAGTGCAGATGGTCCTTCGCGAGTATGCGCTGCGGAGCGAAGCCGACTGGCAATCGGCCTACGCCAAGCTCATGGAGCGCCTTCGTGACATCGGGCTCTCCGCATCCTATGACTCCCGCCGTGACCACTGGCTCGAGCTCATGGGAATCCACCCTCTTTATCCGCCATTCGCCCAGATGCCAGGCGGCCCCATGATGGGTGGTGAGCAGAGCACACCTCTCATGAAGGAGGACGAGTCCATTGGAGCTGAGGAGAGCCACCTGCTCGAACTCGACGACGCCGGGCCAGTCATGCCCATCGTGCTCACGCGGGCCGCAATTCCCCCGAGCTCGACAACGCAGAAGGTGGACTCATCGATTGTGGACTTCATGGCACGGCCTTCACGCCTCACCACTTTCAACCTCACCTCGTCATCAGCGCAAGGTACAATCCTCTACCAAGCGCCATTCCCTTCCACCTTCCTCAACATCCCCCGCAATTACAACAAAGTGGCCGGAGTCTACGGCTTCCGCTGCGGAGTTCGCATCACATTAACGGTCAACGCCAATCCCTACCAGGCCTTCGTGGTCGGCCTCGCATTCGTTCCGCAAAACGCCCACACTGCCGCTTCGCAAATGACCACCCGCCAGCTGACTGCAGCCCGGTGTGTCACGTTGAACGCAGGTGCCGGGGAGACGACA